CTACAGGGTCTATTACTAAGAGCCAAGATGCTTTACAAACAGCACTAAACATAAGCGCAGCCACAGGCAAGTCTCTTACTGAGGTCAGCGCAGCCTTAACACGTGGCTTTAGTGGTAACACCACAGGCCTTAGCAGGTTAGGTGCAGGCATAAGCAAGGCCACGCTAAAGACTGGCGATATGGACAAGATTATGGGCGAACTTAATAAAAAGTTTGCAGGCCAGGCAGCAGCCAGATTAGATACTTATGCAGGCAAGATGGGTTTGCTCACAGTCGCAGCCGAAGATGCTAGAGAGACTATTGGTAAAGGTTTACTAGATGCGCTGTCACTATTAGGTAAAGACACCAGCATTAGTAGTGCTACAAAATTAATGGATGATTTTGCTACTAGCACAGCAGATGCAGTAGTAGGCATTGCTGTCCTAGTTAACGAGTTGAAAAAACTAGGTAACACTAAAGTCGGTGGCGTTTTATTTGATGTTAAAAACATACCAGTACTAGGTGCTTACCTTGCAGGATTCTCAGAGATAGGCGCAGCGCAAAGAGCCCAGACTGCACCATCTAATCGAGAAGGCAGATCAGCCAGCCGTATTTACTTGGATCAATTACGCAAAGAGTCTAAAGCCCTACAAGCTGCAACTACTTTACGCAAACAAGAAAACGAACAATTAAAGAAAAAAACTGAGGTAGATAAACTATCGGAGAAGTTTGACTTAGAGCGAATAGGCTTAATGAAGGCGCTGGGCGAGGCTACAGATGCTGAGACTAAGTTACGTATCCAGGCAAAGATAGCCATACTAGACAATAATGAGGCTTTGGCTAAAAAGTTACTAGCTGAGATGGAAGGCACTAAAGCCACAGTAGAATTAACAACACAATTTTATGCATTAAGTGAAGCTGCTAAAGCATTAATAACTAGCTTTGGCGTTGACCCATCACAGGTAGGCCCAGGCGGTACAATAATCGGTGGCCTGGGTGGGCGTAGTAATATAGCCAGCCTTGCTAACACTTCTATAAATAACCCAGCATTTGCTAGTAGCGGCGCAGGTATGGACTTAGGACTAGCCCTAGGCTTTACACCTGGCAGTAGGACTGGTGGTGCTGCACCTACAGAGGTCATAGTTACAGTAAACACAGCAGCAGGTGGCGATAGATTAAGTCAGGCTATTGCAGAAAGCATACAGATCGCTACTCGTAATGGATACAGCACAGTACCTGCTGGACAAGGGTTCTAATGACAGTACCAGTAATTAATGCAGTAATTAACTTTAGCACTGGCCCTAGTTTTGCTCAGGCAATGATTTTAGATACAGGTATATTAGGCACAAATATATTGGAAGATTCAGCAGCTGTAATTGTAGACGTATCAAATCAAGTAAATAGAATTGAAACTAATCGAGGCCGTACTGCTCTTAGCGATCAATTTCAAACAGGATCGCTTATTTTACGTATAGTAGATCAAAATGGCGATTTTAACCCACAAAACGTATCAGGGCCTTATTACGATTTATTAACACCTATGAAAAAGGTGCAGATTACTGCTACCTATGGTTCTACTACTTATCCTATATTTGCAGGTTTTATTACAAGTTATGTAACTACCTACCCACAAGAATCAGAGGATGTAGCGACTACTACTATACAAGCTGTAGATGCTTTTAGATTGGCCCAATTAGCACAGATAAGCACTGTTACTGGCGCTACTGCTGGCGATCTATCAGGTACTCGTATCAATGAGATATTAGATGAAATTGACTGGCCAATATCACAGCGTGATATAGATGCAGGTCTTACTACATTACAGGCAGATCCAGGCACTAACCGCACAGCATTACAGGCTTTACAAACTGCTACAGAATCTGAATATGGCGCTATCTATGTTAGTGCCGATAATAACTTTGTATTTCAAGATCGAGGCGTAACTGCTGGATCTATTGGTGGCACACCTACAGTCTTTGCAGATAATGGCACAGGCATAGATTACTTTGATGCTACCTGGATATTAAACGATGTATTGGTATTTAATAAAGCCACTATCACTAGAGCTGGTGGATCGCCACAGGTAGCCCTAAACCAAGCCAGCATAGATAAGTACTTTTTGCATAGTTATTTTTTAGATAATCTGTTAATGCAGTCAGATGCAGTAGCCCTAGATTATGCCCAGGCTTATGTGGCTAGTAGGCAAGAAACTTCTATACGAGTAGATGCCATAGTCCTAGATCTATACACCGATAATTACAACTCAGGTATATTGGCAGCTTTAGATTTAGATTTTTTTGATCCGATTACAGTTAAGACTACCCAGCCTGGCGGATCGCTTTTAGAAAAGACTTTACAGATTTTTGGGGTACGGATGGCAATTACCCCGAATAGTTGGAAAACCACGTTCACGACACTAGAGCCCGTTATAGATGCATTTATCCTAAATAATAGCATTTATGGCACTTTAGACTATAATGTCCTAAGTTACTAAGGAGTAGAGATGGCAGCAGGTTTAGGGTTTAAGGATTTTACTACAGGCGAGGTATTAACTGCCGCCGATGTCGATGGCTACTTAATGCAGGGTGTTTGGGTGTTTGCCAGCGCAGCAGCTAGAGATGCAGCTGTAACATCACCGCAAGAGGGTAACTTTGCATATCTTAAAGATACAAACGTAACCACTTATTACACAGGTAGCGCTTGGGCGAACTTGGATACAACAGGTATGACTAACCCAATGACAACTACTGGCGATACGATTTATTCTTCAAGCGGATCAACACCAGCCAGACTTGGAATTGGTACTACAGGTCAAGTATTAACTGTTGCTGGTGGTGTGCCATCTTGGGCAACTCCTGCTGGTGGTGGTGGCAAAGTGTTGCAGGTTGTATCAACTACTTATGGTACACAGGTTGCAACTACCTCAACAAGTTTTATAGATTCCAATTTATCTTTAGCAATTACGCCAAGTTCTGCATCAAGTACAGTTTTAGTATTTGCTCATTGTTCAGGTATCAGTGGGAATGCTGTTAATGCTGGTTGCACTTTGGATTTATTAAGAGGTGGATCAAGTATTTTACAATGGACAACCAATGCTGGATACAGTTCCGCTTCCGTTGTAAATGTTGGCACAGCCTCAACTGCTTATTTAGACAGCCCAGCAACTACTTCATCAACTACTTACAAAGTTCAATTTAGAGCCGAGCAAGGAAATCAAGTATTATTTAATGGCTCATCATCTATATCAATGCTAACGCTTATGGAAATTGGTGCATAATGGCTAAAGGAAACGAAGTTTTATTAATGCTCTGCCCTAATGTTGAATACACAATTTATGGAGATGATTACGATTCTATTATCTGGGCAGATGGAAATGCTGCAATAACTAAAAAAGAGTTTACAGATGGTTTTGCTAAATATGACGCTTGGAAATCTGCGCAAGATTCTGCACAGGCAACAGCAAAATCTGCATTACTTAATCGCTTAGGTATTACTGAGGATGAAGCAAAACTTCTTCTTAGCTAATGCAACCTAAACTATGTGCAGCTGGTGTGCAGTTAAGAGATCAAGTTGATACCTGGTTTCCAGATAGGCGTACTGCCAGTGATGGGTGGGTGGGCGATAGCCGTCACGCCGCCAGAAAATCGGATCATAATCCAGACAAACTTGGGTGGGTCAGAGCAGTTGATATTGATGCTCGCCTTTGTGCATCCGATGGGGTCAGTGCTGATCTGGCTGACCAGATCCGAATCGCTGCGAAAACCGATAAACGTATATCTTACGTCATCCATAATGGCCGCATCGCCAGCAAGATACTAAATTGGCGTTGGAGAAAATACAACGGCATAAATCCGCACACAAAACATTTGCACTGTAGTTTTACCAAGCTAGGCGATCTCGATGGAAAACCATTTGAGATCCCATTACTAGGAGGCAAGATATGAAAATAAGCAATAAGCAAAAGGCTGTACTAAAATCATACGCACGTGGCGTATTGGTTTCATTTTTAACATTCTTAGCAAGTAATGAATTAGGTTTAGACCCAGCGTTGTCTGTAGTAATTGCAGCACTTGCAGGGCCAGCAGCTAGGGCTTTAGATAAATCCGATATTGCCTATGGCATCGGTGCTAATGAAAAATGAGTCCTACCGAATGGGCTGGCTTTGGCGCTGGCGTTATGGCCGTGCTATCAGGCGGTCTAATAGGATTACGTTTTTTAGTTAAAGGCTGGCTTAATGAGTTACGCCCG